TCTTTACTCTTAATCATATCCTCGTAGTCCATAACTACAAGTTTACGATTTTCCATACCTAGTGCTTTGCCAAGTTTATTTACAAACTCAACAACAAATGATTTTTTAACACCATCAGACATAGTGATGTTTCCAACAGTCACTGTGCCCGGTGCTTTCTGTAGTGCTGCAAAACTAGCATCATAGCCGCCCTGTACAGTAGCTACAGCAGTGGGTCTACCTTCAGGTACTTGTCGTGCTACTAGTACGTTACCAGCATCGTCTACAATGTCTTCATTAGCTTTAATGTAGTTACGTACTTTTTCAGCATGACCTTTAATAGCTTCATCAGACCAACCAGTTGTATCTTGTAGCCACTTCTTAACAACTTCATCAGATTTAGACAAAGCAGTTTTGCTACCTACTTGATAGGCAGCTTTGTCAATGTTGTCTTCAAATGCAAGACTAGATGTTTTCCAACGTGGTTTGCTATCTAGCAGTGATTTAGGTGGAGGAACTTCTTTAACTACAGTAGGTGGTGCTTCACCCTTCTTAGCTTTCTTAACCTTACCTTTAGCAATCTCTTCTAGAATCTGTGCTTCTAGTGCAGCTTTACGTAGCTGTAGTTCTTTCTTAACGCTTTCTTCAACTAAGAAACCAGTGTTGGTAGTGTCAGGCACAACCTTCATACCAAGCTTACCACTTGGGTCAGCTACAGCAATATATGCGTCTGCTGCTTCTTTAGTTAGGAACGCAGAAGCATTATCGGGTTTGTAATATACTTTACCACTAATGACTAAACCGTCTTCAGAAAGACGGAATGGATCAACTGAATGTACATTAGGGTTATTAGCACGTGAATAGATACGCTGCAAATCTTCTAGCTCAGCAGCGGCTTCAGAGGCACGTACACCCTTAGCAGCTACTACGTCCTGTAGTTCTGCAATTAGCTTCTCTACGGGCTGTCTAATGGCTTTCTGGAGGTCATCTGCGGCTGTAGTAATTACATCAGGCAATACTTTAGCAGCATTCATACTGACTAGTTTACCTAAGTCAATGGCAGTGTTAATACCCGTTAGTTCACCAGCTACAACACCAACAGCTTGTAGACGCATTTTATTGGCTACTTCAGATGCAATTTTAGCACCCTCAGCAGACACAATGGCAGGCTTACCACCCGCAGCAGCAAGAGTACGTTCTACGTTATTAAGTGCTCGTGCATTTTTTAGTAGACGAGAAGACTTAATAATTGCACCGCCACCAGCAAGTGCAGTGCCTACTACACCTAGTCGGTCTAACCAGTCTGATAAACCTCCCCACTCTTGATCTGCATTTGTCGCAACTTCTTGTACTAGTAATGCTGCTTGCCAGTCACTAATTAACCAACTATCTTTTAAATCTTTATATAGACCAGTTAACCAATCACCTTTTTCTTCTTCAGGTAGTCCACCAAATACAGCTTGTAAATAAGATTTAGTTTGTGAACGACCTGCTGTTCTACTAATAGCATCAGCAGGAACACCATATTTAATTGCTACACGGTCAATAGCTGCACCTTGTTCCGCAGCCATAGGTGTAAATTCATAGCCAAATCCCATAGCAATAGTTGAGATTGACTTACCGTCTTCAATGGCTTTTTCTAGCGTAGCAGAAGCAGCAACACGGCTGGATACCCGAGCCGTGGATTCATTAATTTCTTGAGGAGTGTTGTTAAATAACACCGCAGGATTACGTACAGCCACATTCTCTACAGCATTATTAGTAAGTTCTTTTAGTTTAGTACGAGTTACTTCAGCATTCTGAACACTCATCTCACCATACAACTTATTACGAGCAGCAACACTGTCCAACACTTGTTGAACTAGTGGTACATTACCTTTAGCTGCTGCATTCTCTGCAACTGACCTATCTGTATCATTATTATCAGGTACAGTTTTACGCCACTCTTGATCTACAAAAGTGTCAAAGTTAATGTTGTCAGGAACTTCTTGATTACCAGTTGCTAAAGATGCAACACTCTTAACTACTGAATAGCTGCCAGTATTAGTATCAGGAGCTACTACAGTGTCGTCAGCAGTATATAATGCTTCTTGTTCATCTGGAGTCTGTTCTGCTTCGCTAAATAGTTCGCTCATTATATTCCTTACTGTGGAGTAGGTGCAGTAGGTGTACCTTGTGCTTTATACATGGTTCCAGCTACATTACCTAGAGAGCCAAAGATTGTGGCATTAGCCTGCCAAGTAGCAGCACTGCTAGCAGCATTAGTAATTGCTGTGTTTTCACGTGCAATGTCAGCCATGTAACTAGCATTACTCGCTAGTTGACTACCTACGCTAGACAATCCACCAGCTAAAGCACTACCACCCATACCACCAGTTTGAGCAGCCACGTTAGTCATAGATGCTTGAGCCATGCGAGCTTCACGAATTTGCTGACGTACACTACGTACGTTTTGAATTTCAGCTTTACGTTGCTCTGCTGCATATTGACGTTTGGATGCTTGACCAGATTGATAGCTACTATAGGCAGTTGCTGCTGCCAATACATATACTGCTGTTTCAATTCCCATCTTGTTTCTCCGTAGAACAAACCATTAAAAGCATGTTGTCCACTTCTTTAACTGGTTTAAAACCAAACATAGTTTCAAATTTAAATAGTTTTTTATCACCACTAGGAATAACTACATATACTTCTTTAAAGCCGCTATTAAGTAGTTCTTCTTTAGCCACATACCAAATGTCTTGAAACTTTTGATAGACAGATTTATTCCACTGTTTAGCTGTAGCATGTGCAAATATTGCACCTTCGTGTAGTTGAAAAGTAAGTGTGCCTACTTCATCATCCCAAAATGTTTCAAACATTAGTTGCTCCTACAAAGGTTCCTGTCCAACCTACAATTTTCATGTCCTTACCTATTTCAGCACGGAATTTAAATTGTACTGCTTTACCTCTACCGCGAAGCTTATTCTTAGTAATGACTAGTGGATAACCATCATCAAACGTGTCACCAGCACTAGCAAAGAATGGACGTAGTTGTCGGTACACTTGTACCTCATCAGCCCACTTGCCGGGATAACTATTATCCGTAAAGTCCCAACGTGCTTGCATATAGCAACTACTTTGATTTAGTGGGTTAGTAGATGCATCAAATGCTGTCTCTGTACGCTTCATAAACACTGACAAGTATTGACCTGTCTTAGCACGTGCAGGGCCATTACCACCCATGTTATAGCCAGTAATAAAATAGCTGGCTTGTTCTACACCTGCTGTATTATAGCTATACCAATCCTTAAACTTAGTAGCACTATCTCGTGTATTCTCAAAGTCAGCAAAAGTCACTGAGTAGTTATTACTAGTAACTGGATGTAGTGCTAACACTTTAAACAATTTACGAGAACCAGCAGTAACAGGAACATCTGCAACTACGCTATCTGTACCCCTAATAACACTATCTGTACCACTAATTACTGAGTAAGTTTCTGCTACGGTAGTAGTTTCTCTTGTAGTTTCAATTGATACAGGAGTTACACCTAATGTGGTGTCTAGGTTAAACCAATACCATGCATTAAGACGTAAGTCCAATGCAAGGACAGTGTTTTTATTGTATCGACCACTGCTGGTAGTTGTGGTAGTTGAATCTGAATAAAGCCAATAGACGATTTTATCAGTTGCATTATAGCTTCCTTCAGAGTACAGTTTACCCAACACAGGGATAGATTGATAGAATGTTTTAATTGCTTGGTCGCTTACGTTTTTAGATGTGTACTCAATTGAGTTAGATGCTTGAATAACATACACACCACTATTAGACCAATATAGTAGAGTATCTTCAACAACTACAACACTCTTACCACCATTGCACCCTACTACAGATACACGTTCTACTGAGTAGTTTGATGCCTTAAATCCTTGGTCAATACCAGAGATAAACCACACACCGTTAGATGCTAACACCATAATGCCACGGCCTAATGGCTGTAGCGATACAATTTCACCTGCTTCAGGAATCTCAATGGTTCCACCATCGTCATCTTCTAAGTCGCTAATAACTTCAGAAGTAGGGTCATTAGTTTGATAACAATTACCAACCTTACTAATGTTGTCTAACACTTGACTAAAATAAACAGTGCCTAAGTTTTCAGCATTAGGCATACCTGCATACCATGCCCTACCTGCAAAAAATGCACATGCTTTAGGGCGATAGGTGATGTCTGTAAAGCTATCTACAATGTAGTGGCCTTTAGGTGCTGGAGAGTTACCAAAGTCTTGTTTGTTTAAGAAGGATGGATCAAACACATCACTAGTGTCTTTACCATAAATCCAACTCTTTGTGTTAGATGGAAATTTACCATTAGTAGGATCACCAGTAGTGCCACCATTAGCGATACGATAGGCATCAATCTTTTCGTCAGTCCAACCTTGGTTATACAGGTTGTACTTAACATCCATAATGTCTACACCTAACGCAGTCCATTCAGCCTGTGTATATTCAGCATCAATGGGTACATTAGTACCTGTATTATCTACTAATGCAATTCCTTTAAAATCACGGTTCTGAATGTTAATAGTAGACACACTAATGGTGTCTGTACTTTCAGCGTATTCAATGAGAATAGGTTTAGTATTCTCACTAGTAACAATGAGCTTACCATATGTAGATGCAAAACTACATACGGCTACACCAGCAATCTCTGTGTTGCCTAGTGGTTTATACGTTGTTAAATCAACTGTAAAACTTTTCTTAGTAGGAGAAACACTGCCACTAGCGGCATTATAAAAATGTAGCTTAGTGCCTAGTTGTACAACAATAAAGTCTAGATTACCATTGCCAGCAACAGTGTTCCATTGTCCTGTAGTGTATGCCCACAAATCTTTTTGACTAGCATCAATAGAAGCGGCGTAAAGAGAGTAACTAGTTTCGTAGTCAATCCCGTTACGCCTTTCAATAGAGCCATCAATTTTAGGTACTACGTTAACACCGTCTTTATAAGTGTTCTCAGGAGTAACAAAATAGCCACCCTCAGTGTTGAGTCCACCTACAAACGTAAACGCATCTTTAACTGAGGCTTGAACTGCCATGTTACATTACACCTTTCCACTTTTGTTTATTAGCGTCTTCAGGAATACCTAGTTGCCGCTTTGCTTTATCTCCAGCTTCTGCAAGTTTAGCTAGCCGTTGTTGACGCTGTAAAGCATCTTCTTTAAGAATTGGTTTCTTCTTCAACATCAATGTTCCTTTGTTTAGCAACCGCAAGAATACGATCTTTACGTGTAAACCACCCTTTAAGTTCATCTGGAACTTGACCACGCATACTATAACGACAGCTATATAGACCCATAGGTGTACGTTCAATTACAAGTTTATTTACAATGCCTTTTTCTTCTCGTTCTTCTTTACGTTCTTTAGCTTCTTGTTTTTTAACTTGTGCTTTTTCCATCACCTTGTCGTAAGCAGTCTTCTTACTTTCGTCCATAACTCACCTTTGTGTTATATTTAACTTCACCATTCTCGTTACGCCACGCATCGTTTCGCATAGCCATACGGCCTCTTACAGCTTTACGCTCTTCACGAGCATTACTCTGTTGTTTCAAATTAACAAACGCCTGACTCTTTGCTTCCGCTAGTAGGGTAGGAAAGAACTTCTCAGGGATGTTAGGAATGAATGTGTCAATGTGTGTCCACGTAGCTTGTTCAGTACCATACACTACACTTTTAGATGCATGTAGCGTTGTATCTACGCTGCTATTATAGCCATCAAACACAACATACTTATCGTCATAACTAGTCCAATATACAGGGTCTTGGTTAATTACATAGCCACTGCTATTAATAACGCCTGCTTGTGCTACTCGATTAGTAATAATGTCATTAAAGGTTTGTGGATCAACCCACTGCACTTCTTTTTTATTATATTTAATCCACTTAATTTTATTCCACGTATCAGGAATTTTCATCTTAGTGGGATTACTAGTATCACTTAAACCTTGAAGTTGACCTAGTGAAAATAGGAAAGGCCAGTCACGCTGGCTTAGTAATTCAAAGTAGGCTTCTTTAACAAGTTCTGCAACTTGTACAGCTTCTACAGTTTCATCAATGCTATCTACAGGATCGCTATCTAATGCAGATAGGATGTTTTGAACCATGTCAAGGAGTGTCATCTTAGCCATACATTCTCCTTACGCTGGATCAATTAGTAAACAACTTAAACCAGCTTCTTTAACTGTAATGTTAGTACCAGAAGAAGTACCATCGCCACCTACATACATACTTAGCACATCACCAGCAGTAAGTGTTGCATAACCTACAGCAGATGTATGAATTGTATCTACGTTATTAGTCGGTTTTTTAGCATACACTTTACGAGTAGATGGTGTACCGTTTACAGCATAGTGAAAATTATATGCGGAGCCACTAGCAATAGCTGCTGTTTCAAACACAGCCCAGAAAGTAAGTTGGTATTCACCTGACTGTGACACAGTAATTGTACCGTTAGATGCTGAGATAGTTACATTCTTACTACCATTAGCAGTCCATTCACCAGTAGGGTTTAGTTTAGCTGTAGCACTAGAAGCTGCTAAAGTTTGTGCTGTAGCACCTGCTTCAATGTACATATCACCGTATGCGCTACCAGCAGGAAGTTCCCAAGTACCACTACCTGAGCCATTAGCTACATACACTTTACCTGCCGCAGCAGAAGCTACTCCTTTTGGTTCGTGAATGTTTGGATCAGTGATTGCACTGTGCTGCACGTTTGCCATTTATTTCTCCAAAAGGAAAAGGGACTCCCCGCTACGCAGAGAATCCCCTTCATTACATTATAGGTAGCGAACTACGATGGTAGCAGTACCAGCAGTGAAAGTACCGTCGAATGCTACGTCTAGAGTGTCAGCAGAAGCGTACACTTTGCCTAGACCACGGTTAGTAGCAGCATCACCAACAGCGTAAGCACCAGCAGCACGAACGGTAGCACCAGCGGTTAGGTTAGCAGTAGCACCTTGGGTGGTTGAAATCCAACCATCAGCATCACTACCATCACCTAGAGAAACGGAAGTACCACCAGCCCAAGCAGTACCAACTTTCATCACTACGTCTAGAACAACTGCACCAGCAGGAATGTCAACAGTAGCACCAGAAGATTGATAAGTGATAGCTAGATGGGCTTCTTTAACAGCACCGTCAGTTTCATATACGCCAGAAACATTACGCTCAGGAGAGTTGGGGCCAAAGCCAACAACTAGACCATCAGCGTTAGTCCAAGTAGATTTACGAGTCATTTTAAATTCCTTTCAAGGAGAAGGAGAGGACTAGCCCCTCCAACAAATTAGATGGTGGACTTAGAGATAACGCTTACTAGGCACTCAGGACGATAGAGCTTGAGGCCAAAACGGGCGTTCATCACATACTCGTCACGGCGTAGGTCTTTGTTGCGCTCATATTCAACACGAGGCATTTGACGGTAAGCACCGACGAAAGGAGTTAGGTCACCACCAACAGACATGAAAATGTTGGTAACAGGGCTAGCAGGAACAGACACGCTAGAGATAGAAGTGTCGGTAGGAGTAGCTAGGAAGTTGGAAACA